AACAATCAGAAGGCGAGGATATCTCCAAATGGCAGATACCTACTCAACCACGACCTCGGGTCTTGGTTCCAATCTCGTAACACTTGCTTACGATAAGTTAATTGAAATTAACCTACGTAACACCCCTCAGTTCCGTGCAATCGCTGACAAGCGTGTCGGAAATCCAACACATGATGGTTCATCTATCCGTTTCCAGTTCTACACAGACATCTCTGACACAACAGTCTCTGGTGCAACACTTGCTGAAACTGTAGACCCAGATGCAACAGCACTTCCAGCAACTACAACTCTTGATGTTACACAGGTCGAACTTGGTCGCGTAGTGCTTCCAACTCGCAAGTTGTCACTCATGTCACTTTCCGATGTTGACCCATGGATTGCTAACGCAGTTTCATACAACATGGCAATGACAATGGATGCAGGAATTGCTGCTGTCCTAGACGCAGGTACAAACGTCATCCGCGAATCTGCTGGTGCACTTTCTACAACTGCTGCTAAGACAACAATCACAGCAACAGACATTCTTAAGGGTCGCGACATTCGTTACGCAGTAACAAAGTTACGCGCTTCAAACGTTCTCACACGTGGTGGAATGTACACAGCGTATGTTCACCCAGAAGTTTCTCATGACCTCCGTACAGAGACAGGAAACAACATCTGGCGTACACCAAATGAGTACCAGAACATCAACGCACTATACGCTGGAGAAATTGGCGCATGGGAAGGTGTTCGTTTCATCGAAACACCAACTATGACCAACTCAATCTCAGGCGCAGCACAGACAGCACTTGCTACTGCATCAGCAGTAAGCGGTGTTTCAGGTGCATACACTATCGTAGCCGCTAACGCTGCTTTCGGTGGTCTTGCTGAGGTCGGAGATGCAATCTCTGGTACAGGCGTAGGCACAGGTGCAAAGATTACAGCAATCTCTGTTGGTGCAACTAACACTACATTCACTGTAGATGTTGCTAACTCAGGTACTGTTGGAACAAACACACTTACAGTCACACCTTCAACACGTGTATTCAACACTTACGTACTAGGACAGCAAGCACTTGCTGAAGCAGTATGGAAGGAACCACGTATTGAGTTTGGTAACGTTGTTGACAAGTTGAACCGTTTCCGTCCAGTCGGCTGGCACGGTATTATCAACTGGGCAATCTTCCGCCAGGCTGCGCTTTACCGCATTGAAACATCTTCTTCAGTTCACAACTAAGAAGTAATCTAAGTAATTAGACGGGTGGGTAGGGGGCAACCCCTACTCATCAGTAAAAGGGCTTAGGAGGCCAAATGGCATACAAATTTACAACACCCACAATCAGCGAAGGACCTGCTGCTGAAGGGCGTCTATTCAGCCGTTTTAGGCTTGTAAGAGGCATAACAGTACTGAAAGTAGATGGACAGTACTACCAGACACGTTTTCCTTCCTCAGAAGAAGTTACGGCTGCGGAGGTTGCTTACATAGGTGGATATTCATACATTGTAAGTATAGGAGAAAAGGTTGCTTTAGAGGCAGCAGGATATACGGTGGAGACGGTATGAAACATTTAGAGACACACCCAGAAACAGTTGATGGCTGTTTTGGATGCAAGATTATGGGATTGCAGATGAACCCAGGAGATGCTGGTTCAAGCAAAGGTATGAGCAATAAAAAATGGGACAAAGAGTTAAATGCTTATAGCGCAGCACGTGCTGATGGCATTCAACCAGCAGGAACAAGTATGGAGAAGATTCGAGAGGCTCGTAGGGCTTCCGAAGCAATGGGGACAGCGTATAAAGCAGACACTATGCCCAACACAAACCTAATACAAAACAACACAGTATCTAAACTAAAGGAAGTAGGGCTCGTATAATGGCAATAAGCAAAGCAAAAGCATATGCAGCATATGAAAAGACAGAATCACCAAAGATGAAAAAGGCTGAAATGAAGAATCCTGAAGGCCAAAAAGAAAAAGCCAGAGAAACTGCTTCTGGTATGGCTATGTTAAGCCAAGGAAAAAAGACAACCAAGTCTGGAATGCATAGCATGAATGGCAAAATGATGAAGAACTCTGCAATGTCAAAGTCTACTCCAAAGAAAATGGGAAAGAAGAAGTAATCATGCCAAACTCAGGTAAGCCAGTAGGTGGCCTCAAGGGCTACACACAGAATATTGTTAAAGAGGCAGGAGAATTTGTACGCGCTTATCAACGTACAGATGAAATGAGACAGAGTACTGGTATTGGCTCGGACTCAGAAGCAACTCGTCTTCGTAAACAACAAGACCGCGCAGGCGGTCAACTTGTTGGTTCTTTGTTTGGAAATAAATATGATTCCAAAGGTCGTAGAACAAATTGAAAAAAACGCATCCAGGATTTAAAGCAGTTGCTGCTGGTATTGCAAAGAAGCAAGGTATCTCAAAAGACCGTGCTGGAGCAATCCTCGCTGCTGGTGCTCGTAAAGCATCTAAGTCTGCAGTCAAGGCCAATCCACGCTTGAAGCGTGTGAGCGGTGTTAAGAAAGGCAAGTAATGACAGCAGCCTGGACTCGTAAAGAGGGCAAGAACCCTAAAGGCGGACTAAACGCTAAGGGCAGAGCATCATACAAAGGTGGCACTTTAAAGCCACCAGTTAAATCAGGTGATAACCCACGCCGTGCATCGTTTCTAGCACGCATGGGTGGAGCACCAGGACCTGAGCGTAAACCTAACGGTGAACCAACAAGGTTACTCCTATCGTTAAATGCGTGGGGAGCATCAAGTAAAGCAGACGCAAAGAAAAAGGCAGCAGCCATATCATCTAGGAATAAAGGGAAAACAAAATGAAAGAACCAATGGCAAATGGAAAGATGTCTAGCAAGATGTCTCCAGCAAACACTGCTCGAAGCACAGGAGATACTCCTGCTGCTAAGAAGACAGTAGTCTCACAAGCAATAATTGACCACATTAAATCACAAGGCATGACAGCAGCAATTAAAATGGCTGCATCAGGTGGCGGAAATGCTGCATACAATGAAGGCGTAAAGCGCATGTATGGTGCAGACCGTGTTGCTAAGGCAACAGCAGCAAGAATGAACTCAAGTTCATCAACAAGAACAACATCTGGACCAGATAAAGCACGTGGCGCTTATGCAAATAAGCCAGCAGCATCTAAGCCTGCAGCATCTAAGTCACAGAAGACCACTGACCCATTTGCAAAGTTTGTATTTGGGGTAGGCAAAGCAGCAGCAGAACCTTTCAAATCACAGCCTACAAAAAAGAAGTAATTAACCCTTAGAAGGAAATAATGACAACCACTTACGGAAATTTGGTAGATGAGGTTCTGCTCAATCTATCTGGTTATACGCTGCGCCAAGAGCGCACAACACACCTAACCCAAGATATCACAGCCTCTGGCTTGACTCTTAATTTAGGTACTACCACTAACATTGGTAAGGGTGTTGTCGAAATTGATGAAGAGTTGATTTGGTTGGATTCCTACGACCGTGTTTCGTCGACTGCAACAGCAGCGCCGTATGGTCGTGGGTTCCAAGCAACTACTGCTGTGGCACATTCCTCAGGAACAAAAGTAACAGTTGCCCCAACTTTCCCACGCTCTGCTGTAAAACGAGCAATCAATGAAGCAATTCAAAGCGTATACCCTACACTCTATGCTTTAGATAAATATAGTTTTACATACAATGCTGTAGTAAATACATACCAACTTCCTGCAAATGTGCAGACGGTCCTCTATGTATCTTGGTCTACAATTGGACCAACAAAGGAATGGCTTCCTGTTAAAGGATGGCGACTAGATACCTTGGCAAATACTTCTTCATTTTCAAATGGAGTCAGCCTTACTATTTATGATAATATTCCAGCAGGAAGAACAATTCAGATTACGTATACTAAAGTTCCTCAATCACTTAATGGTTATGCAGAAAGTACAGTATTTGAAAATACTACTGGTTTGCTTGCATCTGCAAAAGATGTAATTATTTATGGTGCTGCTTATCGCCTTGCATCATTTATTGACGCTGGTCGTCTTAATTACCTATCAGCAGAAGCAGATAATGCAGACACAAAGATTCAATTTGGTTCTGGTGCATCTAACTCACGCTTCCTCTTGGCGCTTTACAATCAAAGGCTCAATGAGGAAAAGACCAAACTCAGAGATTTATATCCAGCCCGAATCCACTACACGAGGTACTAATCCATGACAATTCGCAAGTATTCTTCTATATCCCAGGAAACCTCACTTACTGCAGCGCTTAACTCAAGTGCCACAACAATGACTGTTGGTTCAGGTTCTGCTTTGCTTGGTGGAATTACGCCAGCATCTGGTGAAACATTTACAGTAGTCCTTGACCCAGATACAGCCCTTGAAGAAATTGTAGATGTAATCTATCCTTCAACACCTGGAAGCAATACAATTACAATTTCTCGCCCTATTGATAGCACTCAGGCAATTGCTCACTCTGCTGGTGCCAAAGTGCGCCACATGGCTATTGGTCGTGACTTCCGTGAGGCTAATACTCACATCAATGGAACTCTTGCTGAACATGGTGCTACTACTTCTGCTCAACTTGCTGGTGTCATCTCTGATGAGACTGGTACTGGTTCTCTAGTATTTGCTACATCCCCTACTCTTGTAACACCAGCGCTTGGTACTCCAGCCTCTGGCGTACTTACTAACGCAACTGGACTTCCTCTAACAACTGGCGTAACTGGAACTCTTCCAGTAGCCAATGG